CGGCGAGTGAACTGATTGTTATTTTTTGTTAGGCGATAGGACCCTACAAGTGTATCCTGCACGATACCAATTGCTGGCTTTCCCTCGCGTGGGCCCACAATCTGATGAGGAACCGCTGCGATCTCCGAGAGTTCGTTGGCGGCTTCATAAGACTGTGGGCAATGCATATTCATTTCATCGCCATCAAACGTTACTACCCTGGCTTTCACCAGGGACTAGAGTACACCTTAAGCTTGAATCATCTGATCCAAACCAACCCCCTTCTACTCGTTGCACAGCATCCATAATATCGTTAGAGATACATTAGGACTTGGCTCAGGATTGCCCATTTCTTAGTTCTGCTTTTTTTAAAGAAGCAGAACCTCGTATTTTACAGAGTTGTTACCTTTACTATCACGACAACAGTAAATCCATTGCGGTCTTTCTCCGCGGCCCTCTACCCATTTCTAGGAGAGTTGGTATCTGTAAACTTTAGGGGTTTCCCTGAATTTGAGGGTTTTGCATTAAGTTGTGCCAGCCACAACAGAACACTAGACGGTTATATAATTAATTTATCTGGCGAAGATAAACCAACCAAGACACTTACACTGTTTTCCCTCTATGGAGTTGTCTCATCCATAGAAGCAGCCGCCTGTTGCAGACATTGTTGAGTTGTCTCAATAATAGAAGTATCAGGAATATCTAGCAAACCAACAAAGGTATTTGCTATCATTAGGGCTTCATCTTTTTTTATATGTTTTCCTCCGAAACAGATTCTTACTTGCGTATCATCTGTTTTAATATACACTGCAATAAGGTTACTTGCGCTTGTTACTCGCACTCGCGTAATTTTTTTATCTTTGAATTGTTCTAGCCGATTTTTATATCTTTCTTCAAGAATATTATCATCTTGTATGGTATAAGAACACCCAATCTTTTTTACGAATTCAATAGCCTCTTTATATGCATCCTCATAGGAAGAGCCATCAGTTTGACCAAAGACGATTCTCTCTTTTTCAGAGGAATCTGTTAATTCGAGGTAAAGATATACAAGATGATTTTTTCCTTGTTTTTTAATATTTTTCAAGACAGCAGTGTTAGTTCTATCTTTAAAATATTCGGCTAGATTCAAAGTTTTATGATGTCTATTTCGCGAGTGCTTTGTAATGTTATAACCATTTGGTATTAGTGTATTATAATTAATAATATATTTAGCTTCAAGAGAATCTAACTCTTTGAGCGGAACCTTACAAATTTCCTCTAAATCAAAAGCATCTTCCCCATACTTTTTGATATCCTGATAGAGTGGTTTTGTGTTATTGCGTTTTACTTCGTATGTATGATCGTTCCAACGACCAGTAATGCCATACTTGTAAGGTATTCCATTCTTAGTTTTGTATTCTCTTGCTTGCCCAATATACGATTTACCGGAGGAGGTATTTGTGATTTTATAGATGAAGCCGTATTCCATGATTCCTAATTATCATCAAGACTTTAAACTCGGAGTTTATCTGCGTTGTATGGGCTCACAGCGGATACATTCAAACGAAATGTATTATAGGGTAGCACCTTCACCTTATGCCCCATCATGGACATTCTGTGAAGAGTCGGCTGTCGGTTAAATAGCACAATATCTCCATCCATAATGTGGCGATTGACTGTATCGCCATTATAGAGGACAATCTCCTTCGTATTCACATGCTTCAGACTAATCATGCGCCCATCAGCACGCACAATAGTCTTCGCACCAGGGAACACATCTGCGCCATTCTGAATATATTTATAGAGCTTGTCGCGATTATAGAGCGTAACCTTCTCAGGATAGGTCAAGTTCATTGCAATCTTCATAGGGACACCGAGTTCACCAATACTTAGATTTGGGTCAGGAGTAATCACAGAGCGAGCAGAGAACTCTACACGCTTTCCCTGAATATTGTAGCGGATACGACCCTCCTTAGAACCGAGCCGCTGCTGAATAGACTTTACTGCGCGACCTGACCGCTGGGCCGAGGGAGACACACCTGGAATCTGATTATCAATCAGTGTAGCTACATGATACTGGAGCACATTTGTCCACTCATCAATAATTGCCTTAGAGGTATTGTTGTCAATCTTCTGCTGGAGCATCTTGTTCGTCTTGATGATGTCAACCATCTTATGGGTCAAATCATCCTCTGAACGCTGATTATTGTCCTGTACCACACTGGGGCGCATCTGAGGGGGCGGCACCGAGATGACAGTAGCAATCATCCAATCGGGGCGACACCAATGACGCGAGAGACCCATGAAGTCAACATCCTCGTCCATAATCTGGCGGAAAAGGCGGAGCACATACTCCACCTCTAAAACCTGACGAACCTTCTGTTCGGTTCCCTCAGGCGCAGTGGGACCCTCCACATTATCCCACTCAGCGATGATACGAGCAATACCCTCCTTCACATAGCGATCAGGCTGGCGAGCACCGCAACCATCCTCAGTCTGTTGGCCACAGCGACCAATATTGCTACAGGCGGCAAGAACCTCACGCCACCGAGCCTCTCCACGCCGCTTTGAGAGTCGCTTATAGAGATTCTTATCGATTAGGAGCTTCGCACAACGGACACACGCACAGCGCAAAACATTCAGAACCATAGGAAGAAACTGAATATAGAACACGGGGCGTGCGAGACGATAATGGCCAAAATGACCCGGGCAGTGATGATTTGTTTGACCGCATGAGCGGCACGACTTACCATTATCTAGAATACCCATGCGCGGGTCAAAGAGACCACCGATCTTTGGCTCATTGCCATCATATGTTGCATGAGATGTAATCTCAACAACAGACCGCCTCTCAATCTCTTCAGGAGAGAAGATTCCGAACTGAATGCCAACAATTGGCTCCAATTCAGAAGAGGGTGTATAAAGTCCAGCTGGCATCTTTGTATTTCTAGAATCTACTGTCTAAATAGTTTTTTGGAAATCAATCAATTTTTATTAAACAGGTCTTTAGGTAATTATTAGAGGGTCAACAAGTAGAGGGGGAAAATTGTGTGTTAATAAAAGTGCTTGTGATTGCGAGTTATATGCCTCATTGAAGAAATCTATGAGCCACTTTTCAGAATATGGATTTCCTAATAGGGTTGTTCCTATTACATGGAGCTTTTTCTCTGGAAACTTATAGATATTCATGTCTAGATATTTAATATTAGCATGAGGTTCGCATAATTCTTGGATGGCTAGACCGAACCGATTCTCAGATGGCCCAGGAATATAGAAGACCTTTTCCCAGTGTGTGGAGCAATAGTTCAGGAAACTCTTATAAATCTGGTAGTTATAAACTGTTGGGTCAATTATATTTCCACAGAGGGCCAAATAGCGAGTCTTCGGAGTTATTACAAGTGGATATACAATATTTGCATAGTTCTGAAGGTTGAGATTCCTAATACACTGTAGGGACAGGGGTAACATTCTATCTAAATTAACATAGTGTTAGTTTAGACCTCTAAGCATAATATTTATTTGGTTCATATGTATATTTGTGAATAGTTGTTAATTCAGTATTACAAAAATATAAATCTGTTTGTAAATGTCTTTCATAATGTTCACAAATAAATGTTATAATATTATCTTGATTTATAGGGCCTACTAAATATAAATCACCACGTCTTGATAATGCATAACAGTATTTATATAATCTAACATATTCTAATAATACAGGATATGTATTATTTACACATTCTTCAATTGTATTTCCGTACCAATATGTTGAAAATTCAGTAACAATTGCTCCAATACGAGCATTTTTGACAAATTGAAGTAAGCCTCTAAGAACCTTCAAATCATGTCCTTCTGTATCTATTTTAACAATATCAATATGATGATAATTTTTAATAAAATTATCAATAATATCGCATTCAACTATATGTCCATCATTTCCCCTACTATTTGAATTCCCACCCTCAAATGTAAGATTTAATTTTCCTGGTTTATCGGAAATTGCAATATTAAATACATTCATATTATTCATACCCATTAATTTATTTTGAAGTTTAATGTAACTATATGGATTTGGCTCAAAAAATAAAATATGAGCATCAGGATTTTGATGTTTAATACAAAGTCCCCAAATTCCTTGATCTGCACCAATATCTAAACATACTGGATTTTTAATTTTCGAAATAAGTTCATGTGTTACAATAAAATTTACAATATCACCATCATTATTTGATTTAATATCAAATACTTCAATACCTTCGCCATTAGGTAATATTGACATTCTACATATAAAGCATTTGCGCAATCTTTAGACAGTGATGTGGCATACAGAGGATATTAGTGATGGACTTCGTGTTTCTTATTCCCTTACAAGTGATGCTTTGACGAAGGTGACCAGCAAGGCGACTCTTCAGTTGACCGAGTCGGCTGCTTTTGGGAAGATGTTGACAATTGATGGGGAGCTTCAGAGCACTGAGCGCGATGAGTATATTTATCATGAGATGTTGGTACACCCGTTGGCGTCTGTTATTGGAGGGAAGCGAGTGAAGATTTATGGGGGCGGTGAAGGGGCGACGGCGCGTGAAGTTTTGAAGTGGAGTTCTGTGGAGCGGGTTGTCCAGGTTGATTGGGATGAGGAATTGCTCGGACATTTTCGTTCAGTTTGGCGCGACTGGGCTCAGGGTGCTTATGAAGATCCGCGCTTAGAGCTGCGTGTAGCGGATGCTTGGGTAGACTGCTGTGAGGACAAGGAGAAGTATGATTATATTATTGTGGATTTGCCTGATCCGGATGATTTGGATAAGTTT